TCTTATGGAGCAAAACCCGCAGTCACAGCTGAAACTTCTTGTCCAACGCGGTAAGGAGCAAGGCTATCTGACCTATGCCGAGGTCAATGACCATCTGCCGGAAGATATCGTCGATTCAGATCAGATCGAAGACATCATCCAAATGATCAATGACATGGGCATTCAGGTGATGGAAGAAGCACCGGATGCCGATGATCTGTTGCTGGCTGAAACCTCCAACAATACCGACGAAGATGCGGAAGAAGCTGCCGCACAGGTACTGTCCAGCGTTGAATCTGAAATCGGGCGTACCACTGACCCGGTCCGCATGTACATGCGTGAAATGGGTACCGTTGAACTGTTGACCCGCGAAGGCGAAATTGACATCGCAAAACGCATCGAAGACGGGATCAACCAGGTTCAGTGTTCTGTTGCCGAATACCCTGAAGCGATCACCTATCTGCTGGAGCAGTACGATCGCGTTGAAGCGGAAGAAGCGCGCCTGTCTGACCTGATCACCGGTTTTGTTGACCCGAACGCGGAAGAAGATCTGGCGCCTACCGCGACTCACGTTGGTTCCGAATTGTCTCAGGAAGAGATGGATGACGACGAAGACGAAGATGAGGAAGAAGACGACGACAGCGCGGACGATGACAACAGCATCGACCCGGAACTGGCGCGTGAGAAGTTTGCCGAGCTGCGTACCCAGTACGAAGTCACGCGTGACACCATCAAAGCGAAAGGCCGCAGCCATGCCGCCGCGCAGGAAGAGATCCTGAAACTGTCTGAAGTATTCAAACAGTTCCGCCTGGTGCCAAAACAGTTCGACTACCTGGTAAACAGCATGCGCGTGATGATGGATCGCGTACGCACCCAGGAACGCATCATCATGAAGCTGTGCGTTGAGCAGTGCAAAATGCCGAAGAAGAACTTCATCACCCTCTTCACCGGCAACGAAACCAGCGAAACCTGGTTCAACGCCGCTATCGCGATGAACAAGCCATGGTCTGAAAAACTGCACGACGTGAAGGACGATGTCTATCGTGGTCTGCAGAAGCTGCATCAGATTGAAGAAGAGACCGGCCTGACCATCGAGCAGGTCAAGGACATCAACCGTCGTATGTCTATCGGTGAAGCGAAAGCCCGCCGTGCGAAGAAAGAGATGGTTGAGGCGAACTTGCGTCTGGTTATCTCTATCGCCAAGAAATACACCAACCGTGGCCTGCAGTTCCTGGATCTGATCCAGGAAGGCAACATCGGTCTGATGAAAGCGGTAGATAAGTTCGAATACCGTCGTGGTTACAAGTTCTCCACCTACGCTACCTGGTGGATCCGTCAGGCTATCACACGCTCTATCGCGGATCAGGCGCGCACCATCCGTATTCCGGTGCATATGATTGAGACCATCAACAAGCTCAACCGTATCTCCCGCCAGATGCTGCAGGAGATGGGCCGTGAGCCAACGCCGGAAGAGCTGGCTGAGCGCATGCTGATGCCGGAAGACAAGATCCGTAAAGTGCTGAAGATCGCCAAAGAGCCAATCTCCATGGAAACACCAATTGGTGATGATGAAGATTCGCATCTTGGTGATTTCATCGAGGATACCACCCTCGAGCTGCCTCTGGACTCTGCCACCACCGAGAGCCTGCGCGCTGCGACGCACGACGTTCTGGCCGGCCTGACCGCCCGTGAAGCAAAAGTGCTGCGTATGCGTTTCGGTATCGACATGAACACCGACCACACGCTGGAAGAAGTGGGTAAACAGTTCGACGTGACCCGCGAACGTATCCGTCAGATCGAAGCGAAGGCGCTGCGTAAGCTGCGTCATCCAAGCCGCTCTGAAGTGCTGCGTAGCTTCCTGGACGACTAACTTGTCCTGACAGTGAAAAAGCTCCCAATCGGGAGCTTTTTTTTTGTTTATTACTTCTTCCTGTGGGCTGTGGGATCCCAGTAATTTATAAGCAAAAGCAATAACGTTGTTTCAGAGCGAATGCAGGCTTTCAGCGATGCTCTGATCCGGCTGTAAATCGCTGAGGCGTTTTCTGCAGGCCGGGGCGAGGCGCATGGATGCGCCGAGAGGGCGGGCTTTACAGGGACGTTACCTCCGCCCGTCCCCGATAAGCCGGAAGGAATAAGCCGAGGGCACCGCGAAGCGGCGATTTACCGCCGGGAGCCCGGGTCGCCAGGGTGGTGGCGCCTGAGCCACCCTGGCACGTTCACAGGTCATGTCGTGACAGAGTAGCAAGGAACATAAAGTGAACGGAATGATCACCACAGCCGTATATTCCCCTCACCCTAACCCTCTCCCCGGAGGGGCGAGGGAACTGTTCCGTGCTGCTATAACGTTGTGGGGATCCCTTAGTCATGTGAGGTGAGGGCATCAGGCCGCAGAGTCCCTAAAGCCCTCGCACCATTAGCGCCTCATCCAGCTCCCGATACGCCTCCACCAGCTTATCCAGCGTTGCCCTGTTAAGCCCGCTTGGATTCGGCAGCACCCACACCTGCGTCACGCCGATGGTAATGCTCTGCTTACCCCATTTAGCGCCGCGCTGGCTGAACGCCTGCTCGTAGGCCTGCTTGCCGAGGATCGCCAGCGCTGCGGGCTGATAGTCCTCGATCTTTTTGACCAACTCCCGTCCGCCGCTGCGGAGCTCATGCAGGTTGACCTCGCTCGCCTGCACCGTCGGGCGCTCAACAAGCATAGTAATGCCGCAGCGCGTATCCAGCAGGTGCTGTTCCTCTTCGGGCCTGAGTAATCTATCGGTAAACCCGGCCTGGTGGATCACTTTCCAGAAGCGATTGCCCGGATGGGCGAAGTGAAAGCCGGTGTGCGCCGAGGACTTACCCGGGTTGATTCCGCAGAACACCACCCGCAGGCCAGGGGCCAGAATATCGTTGATCATTTTTACTCCCGATCAATCCATCGTAAGGGAAGTATAAAGGATTGATTATGCATTGTTTATAAAAACAGCAGGCAGGTGTGAATGGCTGGATTGCTGTAGAGAGTTACTTTATAATTCACCGCCACGGCCCCTTAGCTCAGTGGTTAGAGCAGGCGACTCATAATCGCTTGGTCGCTGGTTCAAGTCCAGCAGGGGCCACCAAATTTTAGCTTTAAAATCAAAAATTTAAGCCACTCAAATGAGTGGCTTTTTTTATTGGTTGTTTTGAGCCGGTGGCGTAGCCGCTAACTTCGCGCCAGTGAAGCCGTTCGGACGCTCTCAGAGGCGCCAGGCGTCGCAATCAGACGCTCCACGGACTCCATCGTCACGAACGTACAGCTGCAGTCCACATTGGTACACTGGTGGTAGCGCTCTTTGGTATTTTCACTGAGATAGCGACTGGTACGCGCATGCGCTGAATGCTTGCACTTAGGACAATGAAACATTTACCCCCCCCACTTGATTCACATTTTGTGAATTAATAATACTCAAAACAAAACCAATAGCAACTACATTACTCACTATCAACAGTAAATTTTTCGTCGCTGACGTTCAGCTCAAGCTTAAGCTGCGTGGTAAATCCGCTATCGTTGAGGGTATGCACCACCTCGCTGATGATCCACGCCTGCTCGTCAATGACGCGTTTAAAACCGTTTACCAGCACCGGCGTTTCGGGGAACAGATCGGCGCGTCCCAGCGCAAGCTGGATGGAAAACTCCACGGTTCCCCGCTGAAGCGCGCGCCACTTCGCCTCTGCAGCCCTGAGCGCCTGTTCTTCAGAGGCATAAACCGTGGTGAGCTCAAATACGTTCTCCGCCGATCCCACCAGCCTCTCTTGCGGTTTCTGCTCCTTGCCTGCTGCTCCCGCTACCGGTGCGGCGGCATCCGGGTGGTGCAGTGCTTCTGTCTGCTGCCCTCCGGACTGACGATTAATACTCAATTGAGGATTTTGTTGTTTGGGGTCACGCGTTTGCAGCCATTTGGCCGTTACGCCGGAATAATTTTCACGGTCAGCTACGGAAAAAAGGTGCTTATCTCCATCCCCACGTTCAATCATCATTAAGGAAAGCGGAGTGCCGCTGGCCGTCACGGCCTGGCCCGCTTTCATAAAGATAATCTTCCCGGCTTTGATTGAAACAAATGCTCCATTACGTTCAGCAAGGCGGGAGAGGAACGCCGCGTCTGTCTCCTGAGACTGGTCAATATGAGAGATGGCGATGGATGCAAGCCCCGACCCGACGCTGGCGGTCAACTGGTTACGCTGAGCGATGGTATCGACTATCGCGCCAATCGTCGTGTCATGCCACGACTGTTCGCGCCGCACGTTTAGCTTTCCACGAAAATCTGCGCTGAATCCCTGGATGGTCAGCGTGTCCGGCGCGCCCCGGAATCGAATCGAATCAATCGTAAAGTCCCCTTTCTCCTCGAGCGGGGTTCCCTCCCATCCCAGCCATAAGGACAGCCTTGCCCCCCGGGCAGGCAAGTCCAGCAGCCCGTCGGAATCATCCAGTTGAATATCCAGCTGATCGGCTTCCAGCCCCCGTTTGTCGGTCATGGTCAGGCTGATAAGACGATGGCTGAAATTTTGCGTGATATCACGATCGTCAAGCTTAAGCATAAAATCAGGGGCGATTTTTCCACCCGCCCGGATATTCATTTCGGTGATCATCCCACCAGCCCTCCAATGCTATTCCGTGCGCTTTCCACCAGCTCTGAGGCCTGCGTTCGCAGGTCGCCAAACGTCGTCATCAGCGATTCATCCACGCGTTTAAGCTCCAGAGTAAAATTAATTTTTCGAGCGGTACCGTCACTGTAAAAATCCGAATGCGTGTGCGTGACTTTCTCAATGATAAACATGCCATGAATGATGCCGGTACCGTCTATCAACGGCCATGCCCGCCCCTCATTTGCCATCAGCTCAACCGCCTTGAGGGAAAGCCGCCCTCCCGTGAGTTCCGGGTAAAGTAAGCCGGAGAGGCTAAAGGATGTCTCACCCTCGCCAAGGTACTGCCAAGCTTTGGGTTTCCCGATGCGAGCGCTGGATGCCCAGCGGTAGTCTTTTGTGAATATCATTGACTGATACGGTAAGGTTCGTCGTTCAAAGACAAACAGACCCAGCACCATTAACATTTTCTCTCTCCTCAACTATACATAAAGCTGGATTGCTGCCGTCTCGCTTTATCCTGTTCAATATTATCTATCGTCTCCCGGATTTGACGCGTCAGATCCATTCCGGAGGCCGTGCCCCCCTGCAGCGTGATGTTATATTCGCTTTTACTCTGATCGACGTAAGAGCGTCCTCCAGTAGCGATGGTCGGCTGATACCCCAGGCTGCCGCCAGAGATCCCCGCGCCCGGAATATAAGCGCTGCCCGCCGGTGAGGATGCCGATTCTGCTTTTGCCGCAGCGGCGTCGAGATCGCCCGACTCGTTTTTGATAATACCGAGCTTCTCCAGCAGCCAGCTGGCCTTGCCGCTCAGGCTATTAAAGAGATCAAGCGGTGCCATTAACGCATCGCCCAGCGCCTGACCAAAAATCACGCCAGCGTTTTTACAGCCATCCAGCGTTTCCTGCGTCGCCTTAATCGGCGAGATCAGGTCAGTGAACCACTGCCAGATACCGCCCACCTTCTCCGAGATAGCATCAAATACCGTCATCAGCGGTGAGAACAACTCGCCTAACGGTGCGAAGGCCGCCGAAAGCCCCTCCATCACGCCGCCAAAGAAGGCGCTGATGGGCTCCCAGTATTTGAAAATGAGTAATGCACCTGCGGCAATCGCTGCACCAAGGGCGATAACCGGCCAGCTAAGGGCTCCCAGTACCGTCATGATGGCCCCGCCCACCACGCTGAATACCGTTCCCAACATACCGGCTGCGGTGATGACCATATTGACGCCCGTCAGAACCGGGCCGATAGCCATACCGACTCCCCCCAGCACGCCTGAAAACGCCTGCGCGCCGACAACGATGCTGGCGAGGGTCTGCGTCAACGCGGGGTTGGCATTCACCCAAAGAGAGGCCGTGCTAAGCCAGCCGGTTGCGGTTGTTATCAGTTTACGCAGAGCGCCATCCGCTTTATCGAACACGTCAATCTTCAACCCGCTCCACGCGGCCTGAAATCGGTTGATATCGCCGTCAAGATTATCGGTCTGAACGGAAGCAACGCGTGCGGCACTGCCCTTCGCCCCCGGTAACGGCTGACGTTTTTCATCACGCGCGCCATTATCCGCGGCTGAACGCTGCGCATCCGGAGACTGAAGCTGTCGCAACCTCACGCTGAGCACGTCCCCGGCGTCGGCACCGTTTATCCCCTTATTCACCAGGGAACTAAGCTGCGCGGTTGTCTCTTCAAGTCCCATACCGGCAGTATCCGCAGCTGGCGCAGCGGAGATGACGGCCGCCGCCATCTCAGCGAGACTGGTGTTAGACGAGGTAAAACCACGCGTAAGCACATCTGCGATGCGTTCCGCGTCCGTATCGGCCAGGCTATACGCAGCCTGCGTGCTGCTGATAATGTCGGCTGCTTTTGCCGCGTCGACGTTCCCCGCCTGGCTGAGGTTAACCGTGGGCACTGTGGCCGCAATAACCCCATCGGCGTCGTAGCCTGAACGGGCCAGTTCGATCTGAGCCCGCACGACCGTATCAGCAGGTACGCCGGTGCTGACGCTGACGTCCCGGGCCTGCTGGCGAATGGCCTCAAGTCGGGCATCACCTTTCTCAAGACCCAGGCTTGCCTGAATAGTCGACATCTGCTTTTCAAAACGGATGCCAGGGGCCATAAATTGGGCCGTCTGGTTAAAGCCCGCTTTGGCCATTCCCACCCCCGCAGTCGCCAGCTGGTTCACCCGCGCGACAACGCGTTTGCCTGACTCGTAGCGGTTCTGAACGGCACTCAGTCTCTCCTGTTGCTGATTGACGCGAGCCAGTGCATCCCGCTGTCGGTTAAGCTGCTGCGTTTTTTCACTGATATGGGTTCGTAAACGACGCTCATCCGACGAGAGCGTGCGTGTGTTTATGCCTGCCTGTGAGAGTTCAGCGCGCTGACGCTGAACCGAGTAGCGCAGGTTGTTGTACTCAAGCTTAAGGTCGGCTGCCGATTTTCGGGCTGCGGACAATGCATCAGCCTCTGCCTGGGTGGGGTTTTGCGTGTTTTTAAACTGCACCGCCAGCGCCGCTGCCTGCTGTTTCGCCCGGGCAACAGACTGCTCAGTCATGGCGAGCCGGGCGTTTGCTTTCCTGAAGCCATCAATCCGCCCCGCCTGCTCATCGAGCGCCCCCAGCGCCGTCTGTGAATCACGGATATCGCTTGCGAGAGTGCGGTTCGCGTTATGGAGAGCGTTAAGCGGTCGGGTTGCCCGGTCGACTGCCTTAAGCAGCTCCTGAAGTCTGACATTATTACTCATGGTGGTTTCCGCTTCGCTGCAGCGCTTTTTCGCGCCATAAGAGGAGTTCGGTCACGCTCAGGGAGTACAGCTCTGACGGCGGCCAGTGAAAGATCACCGCGATATCCGCCATCAGATCGTCGACCGACAGGTTTTCGGGAAATTTCAGCGAGCCGAAGCCGGTGACAAAAAACCGATCACCTTACCTGCAAAAGAGAGCAGATCGCAGGCATCCAGGCGCGCGACCTCATGCTCGGTCAGTGCTGGTGAGGTCATTCGCGGCAGCACCTTGATCAACGCATCGACATCGGATTGCGCCAGCGACGCCAGCGATACCCCACGCAGGGTTCCCGCATTGGGTTTTGCAACGGTCACTTTTTCAATTTTTTGCTCGCCGCGCAAAACGGGGCTATCAAGCGTGACGATGTGTGGGTTTTCACTTTCGTTCATGGTGGTCTCGTTGATATTTTCCATTTCGATACTCTTCAGAAAGTTAACTTACCGGCCGGCGATCCCGGCCGGTTAAAGGGTTACAGGCCGATGGCCTTACGGTGTTCCGCCAGGCGATCAACGCCATCGACTTTCAGCACCATGTTGATGATGTCGATTTCAATGATCTCTTTGCCATCGATGGTCAGCTGGTAGTACGCGCACTCGGTGGACATCTTGGTGGTGCCGCTCTCGCCCTGCTTGTTTTCACCGCCATCAAACTCTTTGTGACGGCCGCGCATGACGATTTCGACGGCGGAGATTTCTCCGGTATCATCGCGCTGATAAGAGCCGGTAAAGCGCAGAGGCACGCTATCCGCGCCCGGAGAGGCATACTGTGCCCACAGCGCGGCGTCCGGCAGACCGCCAACGGTCCACTCCAGCGCCAGGGCATCATCGTCCAGGCCAAGGTCAACAGAGACCGAGCCCGGCATGCCGCCACCGCGATACTTCTCCAGCTTGCGGGTAAGTTTGGGTAAGGTGACAGACTCAACAACGCCCATATAGCTCAGGCCATCGTTGAACATATTCAGATATTTCAGTTTGCGTGGTAACGCCATGCTTCAGCTCCTTAGCTATTAACCGAATCTGACAGGTCAGCCAGATAGGTATCGGTGATGCGCTGGCGCAAGGTCAGATTTTCCAGCGGCGGGACAGGGGTGTAGTCGTAATCGATATACAATTTCCCCGCTTTCAGGGTGGATGCATCGTTCGATTCAGGGTCATACCAGCAGGAGCCGTCAACGATATAGCCGTTGGTTTTGAGCTCGCGGAACTTGGCATTGATACCGGACACGATGTCGCGGATAAGCGTAGGGGTAATGGGTTTATCCATCGCCCATGCATGCGCTTCAGCCATGGTATCGGCCAGCACCTGTGCGGTACGGGTGTAGTTTTCAAAGACGAATAACGGATCGTCTGAACAGGTACGGTTGCCCCAGAATTTGAATCCATCGTTACGAATCAACGTGGTGACACCGGCCTGGTTAAGCAGGTTGGCATCGGTCGCTTGCTCCTGCAGATCCCAGGAAACAGAGGCGCTTACGCCCGTGACGCCGTTGACGCCCACGTTCGACAAGGTTTTATGCCAGCCCATTGTCTGGTCGATTTTGGCGCGCAGGCCAAGGGCGCGAGCGGTCGCCCATGCCATCGTCGTCGCATTCGTGGTGGTATCCCATGCCAGAAAATCAGGGTGGATAACCATCAGCTCGCGCTGGCTGAAGTTTTTGCGGTACTCGATCGCGTCAGAAATGGTTTTACAACCCCATGCGCTGACATAGCCGAACGCGCGCAGGCTCTGGCACATTGCGGCCAGTGCGGTTGCTACTTCCTGAGAGTCCAGCCCCGGTACGCCGAGAATACGCGGCTTAACGCCGGTGACCGTTTTAGCGGTCAGAAGCGCCTTCAGGCCGGTGTATTTGCCGTTTTCATCAGTGGTGCCAATGATGTTGGAAATTGTCTGCTGGCGTGCCTCTTCCGGCGTTTCTGCGGTGCCTTCGGCCACGCGAACAACAACGACAACCGGTTTACACTGGTCAGCAATCGCCTGCAAAGAAGCGGACAGCGTCCCCGCCTTACCGGCTTTCGCAATTGCATTTTGCACGTTGGTAATGAGCACTGGTTCGTTTAAAGGAAATGTCTTATCGTCAGCATCGCTGGCCGTACAGACCATGCCGATGATTGCCGTCGAGACGGTGGAAATAGTGCGGGTGCCATCGTTGATTTCAATGACTTCCACGCCGTGGTGATAGTCGCCCATCCGTTTAACTCCTTCGTTTAGTGGTGAGGCTATTTTCTGCGGAGAGCGTGATTGATGCGACGAATTGGGGTTGGGGAAAGGATTACACAACAAACGAGAAACCCTCCGGATGGAGGGTTTGGGGTCAGGCTGGGCGTTCGGGCCAGTCGATATCTGGGGCAGTACTGAAATCCAGCCGGTTTAGCGACACCCGATAGCGCTTCCAGCAGGCGAGCCGTTCTTTCTCATCCTCAGAGGCAATCCCAAGCTCATCGGCATCTTGCAAAGGCGTGATTCTTATATTGGCCTCTTTAAACAGCTCTGCTCGAGTTATCTCAGCCTGCGCTATTAACTCTTCGACAGAGGGCTCAGGTGGTTCGGAAAGTTTTGGTTGACCTGATGCACCATGGGTAATAATCCTCCCTTCAGCCTGTCCCTTAAGTAAGTTGCGATACAGAGTTTCATTAATTTCGATAACATCCTCAGGCCAACTGTCCGCAAGCATATAAGCTTCCCGCATTGAACCCGCATAAAAACCTTTACTCCCCGCGCTATAAAAAAAGATTTCGCTCATATCAATATCCTACAGCTAGCCATGAATAAGTTGGATTCGAGGCATCCCCCCAAACCGTTAAATCAGTTCTCGACGCCATGCCAGAAAAAGCCTTTTTACCATTCCCGCGATCCGTTATCTGCGTTGAGAGGCACGCATTAGGAAATGCGATGGGTAACGTAAATGCACTATTGAGAAGCGAACCCGATCCCCACTGAATGATGAGTCCTGTATTAGTATCTTTAAACCAACCATTAGCAACTTTAGAGATGGTATTTATTTTTTGGAAACGCCCATCAAAATTCGAATAATTCCCTGGAATAATCTGACCTTTCATTTCAAGCTGACCGTTACGGGTGTTGATATAACCCGTCATCCCTTCGCCATCAGCAAGAGTGCAATAAAACCCTATTCCATACCATGACTTAAGAAGTAGATTATTACTAGCGAATCCAGCCGCATCATTGCCAGCATAGATACCGGTATTGCCTCTAACATTAAGACCAGACTGGAAGAAAACTTCTTTTTTGAAAGTTCCGCCATTGCTCGCGGATACGGCATCTACATCTGACGCAGTGGGTTTATTTGCTGTGTTATAAACCTGTGTCCATGAGACAGATTTTAAGGAGGTATTAACCAAACCCGTATAATTCTGATCACGAGAAATAAGCGTAACCCAATACTGGCCTGAATAAACCATAGTTGCAAATACTGCGAAACGACTATTACTTGAATTTTCAGGCATGCCAGTGGTAGGGGTTGATGCACCAACCCCCAGAGCCGAATATATATTACTCGAAGCAATATCATAAATACTGTTTAATAAACTGCCTGAGTTCGGAAATGCCCCAACCTGCTCCGGTGTCGGCGGATGTTCAGTATCAAACACCTGCAACCAGTTTCCCCACGTGGCATTTACTTTCGAACGATGATACATCGCAGCATTGACCACACCGGCACGATATCCAATTTGCTGGCCCGCGTTGACGTCGTACTGAAATTGAAGGATATTCGATGGGCTATTAGCAAGTGGCCCATGAATTCCCTGTGCATTCAAGCGGAAATAACAGTTGTAGTTTGGCTGATTCGCGTCAGTAAAACTCACACCGGACACCGCACCCAATCCCATCCATCCTACAGGCACCAGACGTTTTGGCGTTGTATCTGTGTCCGATGTAGCAGCATCAGCGGAAGCAGCAGTACCGATATTTTTTTTAATGATGTTCAGGTCATCATTGACCACTTTAACTGCTTTCGATGTGGCTGCGATCGCCTCAGATGTACTATCAGTTGAACTACTAAGCTGAACAATCCCCTTGCGTACAGTCGTCGCATCCACCGCCGTGTACTTAGCGTTTGCCAAATCGTAAACCGCCTTCACCGCTTTCGGCGTTGCAGCGAGCACCTCGGAGGCGCTGTCGATTGCGCTGCTGAGTTGTGTAAAACCCTTAGCGGCAAGGGTCGCGTCCGGATGGCGCCGCGACTGTTCATGCTCCGCGAGCTTACCGTCTACATAATCCTGCGTCGCCATCACCGTTGAGGTGTCAATCATCAACTCAACCGAAGAGATATCGCTCACCATAATGACCATACGTACAGTCTGTGCGCGTCCCGAGCCCTCTTCCAGCTTGGGCTTGTAACTTTCTGCCATATTCCCGACCGCAATCAGCGTCCCGGTATCGTCATACAGCCCCATCTCGCGCATCCAGAAACCGCCAACCTCAGGAGGAATCAGCAGCTCCGCCACGACATAGTTTTTATTCTTTTTGTCCTGGCTAATTTTATTCAGCGCATGCCGCCAGACTTCATTGACGAGTTTCGTCTGGTTTGTGTTTGGCGCAGGCAATGTACCGCCACCGTCACCTACGGCCATCGCCGTAAAGTTCACTTTCTTGCCGTTCGGGACGGTCGCGGCAGCCAGTTTTTCGGCACCGGCTTTGGTGATAACCGTTTTATATTTCACTGTCATTGTGCTCTCACTTATCCGGGATAAACCGTGATGATGTCGCCGTCATAGCTCAGGGCACCGGTGTAGAGATATCCCGGTATGTCCTGGATGATATTCAGGCCAATAAGGTGGCGGCTGGCAGGCTTTGCATCAGCAATAAGCCTCTCCATTTCGTAATACATTTCCTCGGTGATGCCCGTGTCTAAGACGCCGATATCAAGGCGAAAGGTGCCAGGCGGATCGTTGGTTTGCCACCATTCGGTGACGTTGATCAGATAGCCAAGCGGTTCCACCACACGACGCACGGCGCCAATCGTCCCCTTGTGGGCATGAATAAACCACGCCGCGCGAATCACATCCCGCCTGGTGGCTTCCGGCCAGTTCTCATCCCAGCGATCAACCGAAAACGCCCACGCCAGCCAGGGCAGTAGATTCGCCGGGCAAGTGTCCGCACTCCAGAGATGTCGCAGCGGAACAGGCGTATTTTCAATGTCTGCACAGGCGCGCGCGGCTGCCACCTCAAGAGATGACGAACCAACCGGTAAAAGGCGGGTCTTACTCATCGTTCCCCCCCACGGTTACGCTGTAGTGGCTGCACCATGAGGCCTGAGTTTCATCAAGTACAATGTCAGCCGCGGGCGCGGTCAGCTCTACACGTTGCACCCCTTCAACATGCAGTGCCGCGTATATGGCGGACTTGCGAATATCGCGTCCAAGCCGATGTTGAGCCGTGATATAGGCCTGTAACCGGGCTCTTGCCGCGCTGAGTACAGGTTCACTTTCAGGGCCGGGAAAAAGGAAAAGCGATGCCTCAATTCGGTAGTCAACAATGTTGGCCGACTGGACGGTCACACGGTCGGCAACGGGCCTGACGTCCTCATCGTTCAGCGCATTGCGAACAACGGCGAGCAGTTCCTCAGAGGCCACGCCGTTATTCTCCCGGGAGAGCACAGAGACCGTGACGTTCGCCGGCTGTGGACTGATAACGGAGATATCCGCCACCCGGCCATCTGCACTGCGACCGTGGAACTGATAAGCGCCCGTCGAACCGGCCACGCTCAGCCCTTCCGGCGCTTGCTGGATGCGCAAACGAAAGTCGGTATCAGACTCCATCACAGCTGGTGTGGGTGGAAACGTCGTATCGTCGGCGGGGGTAATGACCAGACGCGCAAGGTTAGCGTTGGCCCCAAGCTGGTCGAGATCGCGGCCGGCAGCGTAGGCCAGCATGACCGCACGCGCGGCCTCGTTCACGCGCTGGCGCCACATGACCTCCCGATAGGCGTTCTCCTGCAGCAGCTTCACAATCGGCTCTGATTCCAGCGTCAACGTCCGTGCAATCGCCTCTCGCTCCTCTTCCGGATAGAGCGAGACAAAGGTGGCCTTTCGTTCTGCCAACAGCGTTTCATAATCCACCTCCTCCACGACATCAGGCGCGGCGAGCTGGCTCAGATCAACAATAGCCATAGCGTTTAACTCAGTGAAATAGTGATAGAAAAGGATTGTCCGGAAGTCGGGCGCGTGCCGGTGATATCGACATACAACGTCCCGTCATTCTCCGAACGCTCGAAAGTGATGGCCGTCAGGCTGATCCGCGGTTCCCATTTCTGGATAGCGGAATAACATGCCGCCATGATTTGCAGACGCAGCGCAGGGCTCTGTGGCCTGTCGATCATCGCCGCCAGCAGCGAGCCGTAATCCCGGCGCATAACCCGCGAGCCGACAGGCGTCACCAGAATATCGCGCACGCTCTGCCGGATGTGTTCTGCCTCTGAAATGCTGAGCCCGGTCTGCCTGTTCATCCCCCTGTAACGCACCGTCATTGTGTCCCCTTAGTCCAGCTTCCGCCGCTTTGCACACTGCCGTGCGCGTGGTTGTCCACCTGCACCCCGTTGGAGGTGAATTGACCGCCGGAATGCGCAATATTCCCGGCCATTACCCCGCCCTTCTGCACCTCAAGCGAGGCGGTAATTAACTTGTTGGTACACACCACCTCAGGCGTATCCAGCGTGATGCGGGACGTTGACGTCAAACGCACCTCCGGCACGGTGGCGGTCAGCGATTCAGAGGCGGTAATGTCGGCTGTTTTAATACCTGAAACCGTCAGCGCCCCGCGTTCGGGTTCGTACTCGATCACCGCGCCGTCAGGAAACGAGACGTGGAACGCATCAGGCGAACCGGACGGCGCCGGATGGTCATCCGAGAAAATACCCGGTAGCACAAAGGCGGTATCGAGCTCGCCGCCGATGGCCAGCAGCAGTACCTGTTCTCCCTCGGAAGGGGCCCACCACACGCGAGAACGTCCCGCACGACAGGCTAGCCAGTTCAGCCAGGTGGTTTTCATCCCGCCAGTCTGCACACGACAAAGCCCTCTGTTGAGGTCAACATCGGTTACAACACCGATACGAATAAGATTGCGGATCGCGCGAGCGATGCCGTTCATGGAAGTTAGCGTATTCATAAGAAGAGAATGCCGTTCAGAAAGAACGGCAGCAACGAGACGGGGTTTGGTGCGGGATGAGACAACAAGCTGGCAAGACAACAGACCGCAGGCGGCCCTCAGCGCGGGGAAATTACGCCTCCCACTCGCTGACCAGCTCCCCGTTGATGTATAGGGCCTTCGGACGCGTGACGGGCTCCGGCAGCGGCGGTTCGGGGGAATACGTTGCGTGCAAACCGCCCTCTTCCTGAGAAACAAGAATGCGCTCGGTTAATTGCACTTTGATGCTGATATCCATCGTATCGTCATCGTTTAAAACGATCGTGAAGGAACAGCCGTTTTTGCGGCCTTCATCGAGGGTAAAAATGTCCGGCTGGTTTTCCCCAAGCCAGGCCACTACCGGGACGAAAACGCCCTCGCTGTCGCCGGAGAAGCTGCTGACCTTCGCATTCAGCTCATAGTGCTTTTCAAAGGAGAGCGAGGAGGCCAGCCGGGCATCGATATTGCCGCTGCCGACCGACATCTGCAGCCGATCCGGGTTTGCTTTCAGTTGGGGAATCGCGTCAATTAATGCCTGACGCAGGCTCTTGAGTTTGTGCATCGATTTTATCCTGACAGTCTTTAATGGTTTCAACCTGCAGCGCGCAGGCGATAAGGGCATACTCAAGCCTGCGAATATCTGCGCTGAGATCGCCGTTAGTGGCGGGTTCGCTTCCCGGCATCGGGCAGCGGCTCACCTTCGGGCAGGCGTTGTAAACAATGGGCTGCAGAGGCGCAGGCGGTGCGGGTGTGCAACCGGCGGACAGCATCAGGCAACTGAGTGGTATACCAGCGGCGTAACGCGTCATTTTCATTGAGTAATCTCCCGATAGTCGCTTCCCGTCTCGCGCGTTCCTCACTCGCAGTGAGCAGTTCTTCACGAAGCCTGACCTGAGCGACTTCATGTGTTCGGGCAACCCGTTGCGACAGGGAAAGCTGTTGGTTAAGCGTGGCGAGGGCGTTTTTTTGTTCACTGGCAACCCGGTTCGCGCTGGCTAAGGAACGGGACAGCGTCAGGTTGTCATGCCGAAGCCACAGCGTGATAGCCAGCAGACCGGCCAGCAACAGCATCAGGACTTTCACGGCAGCCCCTTCATGCACCAGGCCTTCTCGCGGATACGACGATTTTCCAGCCCGGCATTTTTAACGCCATTCACATATACCCAGCGGGTAAGTTGCCCGCATGCCTGCGACCACTGTTTACGCTTAATAAACGACACCAGGGTCGAACGGCAGGCGGCGCCCGTGCCAACATTAAACGTGAAACTCACTAGCGCGTCGTAGACCCGGGGTGGCATCTCAACCGACGCGCACGCTGCCAGCCGACGTTCAACATTGAGCACATCAGCGACCAGATTTACCGCTGCCTCACGCTCGGTAATATCCCGTGCAGGCACAACGTTTGCCGTGTGGCCAATGCCAGACGTCCACACGCCAGCGCTACACCGGTAGGGCGAGAGGCGACATCCTTCGAGATCGGCAATCAACGCCAGCCCATCAGGGGACGTTTTCAGTAACCGAAAGTCAGGTATCAGCACCGCCAGGGCCAGCACGCCGGCGACGCTGCAACGCTTAATGATTGAGTTCACGAATACTCTTCTTATCGAGTCCAAGAGACTGGAGATAGCGCCAGGTTTTTCGTTTGAACCAGTAATTCGTCAGCGCGGTAAAAATGGCGCACAGACTTCCCACGTACAGCGCGACTTTTTCAGGAGACATCGCCCCGAACCAGGCCAGTGCCACGGCCAGCCAGTAGGCGATAAACGTGGTGATTTTCTCCAGGCTCAGTCCCATAGGTTTACGGATTCTTTTGTGGGGGCGCTATCAACCTCCGGCATCTCTACCGGCGTGCCATGAGGCAAGATAACGCCTGATTCGGCGAGGCCAGAATTGGCCTTCAGAACGGCTTCAACGACGCCTGCCGTGCGCCCATAAAAACGGGCGCAAATGGCATCAAGCGTGTCCCCCTGCATTGCATAGATCTTCATCAGACGCTCCCAACATCCGGTTTTCCAGGTACTGTAGAGTTTCCTGGGCCAGCGGCTTTTTCGCTATCGATGAGAGATGGGCAATCCCGGACACAACAGACCGTCCGCGAGCAACAATGCGCGGTTTAAGGGAAACGCAAAATCTGAATGAAGTGTTCGTTCCGGGTAATGACGCAGGGCTAGCGCCAGCTTTCATCTTCCCAGACTTCCCGGAGAATAGAATCCAGCGCCTCGCGATCGGCCTCCCTTTCAAGCCCCTGGAGCTCAACCCCCGTTACCGACCCTATTTTCACGGTTACCCGCGATGAGGGAAACAAGGCTCCTATCCTGCGGGTCAATTCACACTGAAATGCCTCAACGATGGACTGGCCAATCAGCTGATCTTTATCGAGCGTGATGTTCACCCGAACATTGCTCTCTTTTTTGATTCGTTCCGGAACAGGCGATGCCGAGAAAACAACGGTGAACGCGTTGTTCTTGATTAAATTTCCCCGCGCAATCTCAGCAATTAAATTCAGGGCAATTTCACGATCTCTCTCCTGACACGTTCCTTCTGTCGTCAGTCGCGCAATCATCTCGACTCGTTCAATCATGACTTGCTCGTTCAACTCTCTGTCCACACAACCTCCACCACGAGATACTGTATAAACATACAGTA